GTGAGAAATGATGGCAAAAGTTGAAATAAAACTCCCGACCGACTTCGAGGAGCGGCTCTCCCGCCTTGCTGAAAAAACCGATGAGATTATTCCCAAGGTGCTGGAAGCGGGCGGCGAAGTGGTTCTTTCAAAGGTTAGGGGCAACCTCTCCTCTGTAGTCGGGCAAGGTACCAAGGAAGAAAGCCGCACTACAGGCGAACTCGAACGCTCCCTCGGCCTGTCTCCCGCCAAACAGAAGAGCGACGGCTCCGGCTGGGATATCAAGGTTGGTTTCGCAGAACCAAGGAGCGATGGCGGCAATAATGCTAAGATCGCCAACATTCTGGAATACGGCAAGCATGGGCAAGCGCCTAAGCCTTTCTTGAAGCCCGCCAAATCGTCAAGTAAATCTGCAGCGGTGTCGGCAATGAAGGCGAAGTTTGAATCAGAGGTGGGTGGCCTATGAACATACTTGCTAAACTGAATACTTTACTTTCGCCCGTTCTTCCCGTGGAGACGGGTGTTTTTTCCGGCGTCCCACCCGACGAGTACCTTGTGCTGACCCCGCTGACGGACAAGTTCGCCCTTTTCGGCGATAATTATCCCCTTATCGAAGTCTCCGAGGTGCGGATTTCGCTGTTTTCTAAAGGTAACTATCTCCGGAGAAAAAGGCAGATAACAGCGCTTCTTTTAGGAGCAGAATTCACCATAACAGACCGCCGGTATGTCGGATATGAGGCGGATACCGGTTATCACCATTACGCCATCGACGTGGCAACCAGCATGATGCTGGACCCAAGTTTACCTGATGGCGAGTTCAATTAACAAATTGAGGAGGAAATCTTTATGGCTACTATCGGGCTGGATAAGCTCTATTACTCAAAAATCACAGAGGATGCAGGCGGTATCGAAACCTACGGCACCCCTATTCAACTGGCAAAAGCGATGAAAGCGGATCTCTCCGTCGAACTTGCGGAAGCGACCCTTTACGCGGACGACGGTCCCGCCGAAATCGTGAAGGAATTCAAAAGCGGCAAACTCTCCCTCGGTATCGACGATATCGGTATCACCGCAGCCGAGGATTTGACCGGGGCAAAAATCGACGACAACCATGTGGTGGTTTCCGGCAGCGAGGACGGCGGTACGCCTGTCGCCGTGGGTTTTCGGGCAAAGAAGACAAACGGCAAATACCGATACTTTTGGCTTTACCGTGTGGTATTTGGCATCCCAGCGACCAATCTCACCACCAAAGGCGACAGCATCACCTTTTCCACACCCACCGTGGAAGGGACAGTGCTTCGCAGGAATAAACCGGACGGCAACGGAAAGCATCCGTGGAAAGCGGAGGTCAATGAGGATGATGCAAGCGTACCTGCTTCCGTTATTTCTGGTTGGTACACGCAGGTTTATGAGCCTGTCTTCACGGTTTCCGGTGGAGGTGAGGCGTAATGGCTGATGATAGAAGCGCAATGATACAAATCGGTGAAACCGAGTATGAAATGCTCCTTACCACCAAGGCGACCAAAGAGATCGCCAAACGGTACGGCGGGCTATCCAATTTAGGAGAAAAGCTGATGAAGTCCGAAAACTTTGAGATGGCGCTTGATGAGATTGTTTGGCTCATCACACTGCTTGCCAATCAGTCGGTACTGATTCACAACCTTCAAAACCCTGCAGAAAAGCAGGAACTGCTTACAGAGGAAGCTGTGGAATTGCTCACCTCTCCGCTTGAGTTGGGTGAATACAAGAATGCAATCATGGACGCCATGTATAAAGGAACGAAACGCCATATTGAAAGCGAGGAAGAGTGCGCTGGGGGTAGCGCGTCAAAAAACGCGAAGGTCGGGTAAGCGATGAAGAGTCGTTTGCCCGACTGATTTTTTACGGCGTGTCCCTCCTCCAACGCTCTGAGCAGGACGTCTGGTTGATGCCCCTCGGCCATCTGCTCGACCAGTGGGAGGTCTATAAACAATTTCATGGTTTGGCAAAACCAAAGCGTAAGTATGGGATTGATGAGATTATTCCAAGCGGACTCGTTTAGAAGGGAGGTGGATTTATGTCGGATTTTGGCTTGAAAATTGGCCTTGAAGGTGAGAAGGAATTTAAAAACGCCCTGCGTGACATCAACCAGTCTTTCAAGGTTCTCGGCAGTGAGATGAAGCTTGTCTCCTCCGAATTTGACAAGCAGGATAAGTCTGTAGCGGCGGTTGCAGCACGTAATGAGGTTCTGAACAAGGCAATCGACGCCCAGAAGGACAAAATCGCCACCCTTGAGTCCGCCTTGAAGAATGCCGCCGACAGTTTCGGTGAGAATGACCGTCGCACCCAGAACTGGGCTGTTCAGCTTAACAACGCCAAAGCCGAACTCAATGGTATGGAACGGGAAATGGACGAAACAGCGGATAGTGCCGACGACCTCGGCGATGAACTGAAAGAGTCGGGCGATGAAGCTGAAAAATCCGGCGGAAAGTTTGAACAGCTGGGCGGAGTGTTAAAAGGTGTCGGCGCGGCAATGGGTGCTGTTGCTCTTGCCGCCGGAGCGGCCGCCGTTAAGCTCGGTAAAGAAGTCATTGAGGCATACGCTGACTTTGAGCAACTGGTCGGCGGCGTAGACACCCTCTTTGGTGATGCTTCCCAAACGGTGCAGAACTACGCCTCAAATGCCTTTAAAACGGCGGGCATGTCCGCCAATGAGTACATGGAAACTGTCACGGGCTTTTCAGCAAGCCTGATTCAGTCTCTCGGAGGTGATACCGCTAAGGCCGCGGAAGTTGCAGATATGGCCATCACGGACATGGCAGACAACGCCAATAAAATGGGAACGGATTTGTCCTCCATTCAGACAGCATACCAAGGTTTTGCCAAGCAAAACTACACGATGCTCGACAATCTGAAGCTGGGTTATGGCGGCACCAAGTCTGAAATGGAGCGGTTGCTCGCCGATGCCGAGAAAATCTCCGGCATCAAATATGACCTGTCCTCGTTTTCGGATTTGACCGAAGCAATCCATGTCATCCAAACCGAAATGGGCATCACCGGGACGACGGCCAAGGAAGCCACGGAGACCATCAGCGGCTCTATGGCTGGTATGCAGTCGGCCATCGGCAACCTGATGGCCGGGCTTGGCAACGCCGATGCAGACATAGAACTATTAATTGGCAATGTGGTCGAAGCGTTCGGGCACGTGGTGAAAAACATTGTGCCTGTTATTGAGAATATCGTCAAGGCTCTGCCGCCTGCCCTTGACGGTATACTTAAGGCAATCGGGGACTTGTTGCCGACGCTACTCTCCACGGTGGTTGACCTATTTACGCAGGTGCTTGAAACACTCCTCAGTCTTTTGCCCGAACTCATCCCCGCCGCTGTGGATGCGGTGCTGACTATTGTAGGTGCTCTGATTGATAACTTGCCATTGCTCGTTGATGCGGCAGTACAGTTAATTACCGCCCTCGTTGAAGGAATGGGTACAGCTTTGCCGGATTTAATCCCCGCTGCGGTTGGAGCGGTAATAACTATCGTACAGGGACTGATAGATAACATGGACAAAGTCCTTGAAGCGGCCTTTGCCATCATTGTGGGTCTGGCACAGGGCCTCTTAAACGCCTTGCCTCAACTGATGGAAGCACTGCCGCAGATTATTATGACGATTATTAATTTCATCACCAACAATCTGCCTGCCATTATTGCGATGGGTATTGAACTAACTGTTCAGCTCGCATTCGGTTTGATCCAGGCGATCCCACAACTAGTTGCCCGGCTGCCGGAGATTATAGCGGCGATCGTGACAGGTCTGGGGAAAGCGGTTAGTTCGGTCTTTGAAATTGGAAAGAACATCGTTTCTGGCCTTTGGGACGGCATTAAATCCATGGGAAGTTGGATTAGCGAAAAAGTCAGCGGCTTCTTTTCCGGCATCGTGGATGGCGCTAAAAATCTGCTGGGGATACACTCCCCCTCGACCGTATTCGCCGGTATCGGCACAAATATGGGCATGGGAATCGGAGTAGGCTTTAGCGATGCGATGAAATTAGTTGAAGAAGATATGAAAAAAGCGATCCCAACAAAGTTTGACGGTCTGAATATAGATGTTGATGCGGTCAGCAGGTCTACGCCGATTGCAAATGAAGCGGGAACTGAAAAGCAGACCGGGAACGCGGTAAACAATTATGAAATAGTAATCAATAATCCAAAGCCGGAGCTGGCTTCAGACAGTGTAAGAACTACCTTGCTGAAGCACTCCTACGGTTTGGTGTAGGAGGTGCGTATAGTTGGCTGAGAATTGGACATTTAACGGATTTGCTCTAACCGCAAGGGGAAAGCGGGCTGTTGAAGAGGTTATTGAGGGTGTTGGAATTCCTAAATACAGAGGAT